CCGGCAACGAGCCCATTCCGCCGCTTACCGTTATCACCTATCGTTATCATCCGGTCGGCGTCGGCTCCCTTGAGTCTGAGGTCGGCGCATCACTCGGAAAGCGATTCCAGGCTCTTTATAGCAGCTCTCCGGAGTTTGACCATGTCCGGTTAATGCTCCAGCTACCCTTTATCGACGATTACGGCAACGTGGCCTGGGAGCAATCCGCACTCGTTGTCATGTCTCGCGCTACATGTGAGAGCGTCAACTGGAATAATTTTGCTGGTGAAAGCCTATGGCTTATCGCAGATGAGGTAGACCGAGACGAAAGAATCGCATGGAAATAGTTATTTGCCATGCGCCGCGTCCATCATCCTGGCCCACATTCCAAGGATGTTTGCCTGTTCTTCCCAGGACTGTTCTTCTTTCGCAGTTTGCCGTTGTGTCTCTCGTTGAGGCATAAAGTCCTCAGGCTCGAAAGGCTTGCGCTGTTTTTTAGGATCGCGGTTAACGTTAGCAATAGTGCTTGCTATCATGCCGGACCGCCAATCCTCGGTCTCTGCACCCCAAGGTTCTAACTCGAAAAAGGCCATCCACTCAGAGAGCTCCCGGCTATCGATCCTGGCCAGGAGCTCTCTTACCGTCATACCCAAGGCCAGAGCTAGTCGAAAGTAAAACCGTCGCTCTGGCCTTCTTCCGAGTTTCCCGACAGTTCCTCCATGTCCTCAGGGGATAGCCCAGATAATTTTTGCGCTATCTCGAACACGCGATTGAGTGCTACTGCGGATTTTTTGCCTAAAAGCTCGGCATCTTTATCGGAAAAAAGCCGCTTACCGTCTCCGTCAACGACAGTAAGCGCTACTAGTTTTGCTCGAATATTACGCATGTTCACGCGGGTACTTTTGCCCCGCTGTTCAACAATAGACTGCTCGAATGCGTCCCTCTCCGCTCCGGTAAGAGCACGGACTCGGACAGCGCCACCCCACTCTTCGACTTCGATATCTTCTGTGGGTAGGTCCTCTGCCTGCAAGATCGCATCTCTTGTGAGTAGCTTCAAGGCCTTACCTCCTTATTTTTCGTCTCCGATTTCGACTTCTTCAATCTCTTCAAAATCACCATCAACTATAACTTCGGTCGGATAAAACACAATACAGGCCCGGTTTGCCTCGCCTGCCGATAAATTAACCTTGACTTCGCAGACGTGTTTAAGTTCTCTGCCGTCTAGAAAAACTTGGGCAGTACCGTCTAGACGCCCGGGTAACGCTTTTTCGGGCACGACAATTTTAAGCCGCATGGTCTATTTATCTCCTTAACTTGTAATTTCACCGAATTCATAAACACCTGTTAATAACAAGGTCACTTCGGCCTTCAACACGTCGTCAGCGCTAACCTCTTGAGGTTGATAGGCAGTGCAGTAAGCGGTAAATGTCCAACCGTAATCGTTAGGCAGTTTGATTCTATATTGCCGCGCTTCACCGCCTAAAAAGTCCTCTTCCAGGTCCGTATGCCCCGTGTTCGTAGGATCAAAATTCAACGTTAGCGATACTTCGCCGGGGTCAATTAATCCAACTAACTTTTTGCGAACCTCTCCGGGAGGATTCAGATCATCAACGTCTATAGTGTCGCGTTCTGGCTGAGGAGGCGTAATTGATGCAACTTGCGCAATCTCTTCAAAATCTCCCGTTATCGAACCTTCACGATAAAACTTAGTCTTTAGCCCTGTAATTTCAGGCATTTAAATTCACTCCTTGTAAATAATTGTAATATCAACATGATGGTAAATTTCACCTATTTCCTCTTGCTCAACCTGCCGATCATTGTCCACGGTAGCCGTAATCGTTTGGAGCTTCGCGGCCATGGAGCCCGAGAAGCCTTCGACCGCATTGTCAACAGCTCTGACGGCTGCCTCTGCCTCGGGCTGGGTGTCCGCTATCGCGGTAACCTGCAGCCGGGCTCGTTTAAATGCAGTGCCGCCCAGGTCGCGGCTCGGTATCCGGCTAATCTGGGGCTGGATCAAAATCAGCGGCTTTTCTGCCCCCGCAGGAGCTCGCCGCTGATAAATCCTTTCGCCTATTGCCGCTTGCACCCCGGGATCATTCTTGAGGTGCACATATAGGGCCTGACGAGGTTCAATTCCCATACAGCTTCAACCTCCCTCGCAGCTCGGACTCAAACACCCTGTATGCCTCCTCGGTTTTAGCATCGAACGCAGGCCGGATGAAGGGATGCGGAGGAACGTCGCCCACTTTCTCGCCTTTAACCACGATAGCATGCCCATCCTCGACAAGCGCACCATACCAGCCCTTCTTGCCCGGGCCTACGTGCACCTCAACCCGGCTTTTTGTTTGCTTCTTGACCTCTTTTTGAATATCGCCTGCCAAGACGCCAGTTTTCCGCGGTGCCCTGTTTTCTACCTCGGCTCGAATTACTTCTGCGCCGGCAAGAGCTGACTCGCGCATATGCTTGCGGGCTGTTTCCTCGGCTATCATCTGCAGCTTACGGGCCAGCTTGTCGCCACCTTCGACTTTCATGCGGACCCTCATGCATGCTTCACCGCCCGAAGCTTAATCCACATGCCGTCGTCATCAAGGTAGTCAACTTGCCGAATGTCGTAGACTTCGCCTGCGTAGAATAGCCGGTGCGTATCTGTTTTAAGTTCGTCTAAGAATGCCGCGTAACGAAGGGTAAACTCAACGGTCTGCTCTTCGCCTACCGCTAAGGCTGCATAGTAATCGCGCCCCCAGAGGCTGCTCCGTTCTGCCCACATAGCCCGCCAGTCAGCCCAGGTTGTTGTTGTGTCACCGTATTCATCCGTAGCCGTTTCCTTGCGTTGAATTACAACCTTACGCCGGCAGACTCGCGCAAGGTCTTTCATGACTTCGGCTTTAGGCTTCATCCCCATCTACCTCCGCAAGCGGAGCTTTGACGCCTACCTGCAGTTGCAAGCGCAATATCTCCTGCTGAAAGTTTTCCTCGAAATATTCTGAAGCGTTGCTATAAACATAGCGGCAATAGTCGAAGAGCAGGGAGCGGGATAGGCCTTCTGTTTCGAAGTCGAGTTCTGCGCCTACTAACTCCTCGAGGTACGTTTTCCCTCGGTCAATAAGCTCTTGAATGTGAGCATCCTCATCGTCCCAGGTTAATTTTAGGTAGTCTTTGATTGCCTGCAGCATAGCGCACCACCTATCTCTTCTTTTCTACCCGCTCTACTAGCTTGCCGTGCCCTGCGTTATTGATCTCCTCATACCTGCTCCTGCTGATAAATAAGTAAGTCCCCGCCTCGTGCAGGGACTTACTGTATTTATTGCGGAACGTGCGGAGTACTTTTACCTTTATCCTTTTGTCGCTCATTCAGATCGGCCCTTATGCTGTAGGCTCGTCTTTAAGATCTTCGATATTAGCAACAATAACCTCAGGCAGAGGGGATTCAAGGTCGCTGATGTCTAGAAGCAGGAAGCAGTTATTGTCCAGGGGCCGCCCTGTGCCGTAGAGCTTGATAAGGTAGGTGCGTTCGTCTTCAAGGAATTGATACTCGTCAGAGTACTCTATGCGGCCACCTTCACCAATTCCCATTGCCATAAAGTAACGCTCCGGGAGGCCAAGAATAACCCTGTTTTGTGCAACCCACGCCGACTGGACAACTTTTGTTGGAAAGGGAAAGATATCCGTTACATATGTCCCGTCATCGCGGCGGCGGTGAATAGTCGCCGGCATGACCTTGTTAAAATAATCAACCGGGTTGCAAATCAGGGTAACTGACGTCACGGGCCGGTAGAGATTGTTAGGACCAGTTGCTAGCTGCGCAATGAGCCCGCCGTAGGTTTTGGGCCGGAAGTCCGTAACCGGAATTGCTGTTTTGGAGGCGTAGCCTGTCGTTAGGTTGTAGTTAGTAAGGTCGCAGACCATACCGATCGGCTCGTAAATGCGATCGTCGGGATCTGTCGCGGCTTCGGCAATGCCTTTGCCGTTAATGATGCCGTTTTCAAGGCCGTTCGCGATAGCCTCGGCCAGGATGGTCCGGACATAGCGGTCTAGCCATGCAGGGCCTAAATCTAACATAGCCTTGCAAACAGGCAGCCATGCAGACAGCTTAGTTTGCTCAAGGCTTAAATAGGCAAACTGTGCGCTAAGCTCCTTTTTGATCTCACCACATAGCGGCCCCCACCAAGCCAGATGCCGATTGTCCATTGTGCTATATAGATATTTAATTAGCGCACCGGCATTTTCAAAGCGAATCTCTGATAAAAGCGGGTGCTCCTCGGTGATATCCTCGAACACGGCATCAATGATTGTTTCGGGAAGCACGGCGTCAAAACCCGTAAGCGCCTGCTTCGGATTAGCGGATTTCATCGCGCCTATTACTTTCTGATAATATTCGGTCTCTCGTGAGGTCAACACTCGTACACCGCGGCCGGACAGAATCTGATTGTCAGCCGTCTGCAACATGCCTTTTGCTTCTGCCAGGACTGCTTGCTGCAACAGGTCGGTGTACTCGATAAATGCTTCCGCAAATTCCTCCTCGTTGCCTTCCTGCATAGCTTCGTTAATCTTAGTCACAGCGTCCTCTTTCTGCTGTGACATCTTGTCAAGATTAAGCATTTGTTTCTCTCCTCTCTGCGGCAAGTAGTGCCGCAAGTAATTTTTTAGGCTTGTTTTGCTTAAGAATCGATTCAGGTTCTGGTTCCGATTCAACAACGGTTTCGGATGTTTCGGGGATTTCGGGCTCTGTTTTAGATTCAGGTGCGGAAGAAAGTTCTATTACGGGCCCGGCGGGTTGCTGCACTTCGAGTATCGCGACATTGTTGGTGGCCTTGTCTTGCGGCGTAACAAGGGTATATTGCCCGCCTGTCGTTTCCCATAGGACGATTACCGGTGCCGGCCCCCTGGGTGCGGGCTCTTGCTGTTTGCTGTTTTGAGACTGCCGCTCTAAAATCATGCCGATCAACTGCTTGCGCAGATTCAGGCTCGCAGCTGCCTTATCAGTTACCGCCGGCTCTACTATCTCCGTTGCAAAGCCCATTTCAAGGGCTTGCTCCGGTGCGATCCATGTTTCGGCGTCCATCATTGCGCGGAGTTCTTCCTCGGAGATATTGACATGGTCCATGTATGCATTGATGCCAGCCTTGTTAATAATCTCCAGATCGTCGGCGTCTTTTCGCAGTTCGCCCGGATCGCCCATTGTAACCATCCACGCATTGTGAATCATCAGAAGCGACGCATTCGACATTATCCGTTCATCGCCGGCCATAAACACTACGGATGCGACAGAACAAGCAAACCCATCGCAGTAGGTTTTTACTTTTGCTTTGTGCCGGCACAGTGCATTATAAATTGCCAAGCCCTCTGCAACTTCGCCGCCGTAAGAATTAATAAAGACATTGATTGTCTCAATGTCCCCGGGCAGCTCCTCGATCTCTTTTGCGAGAGTGTAGCTGCTGACATCGCTTTCTAGCCATTCCCAGGATACGATGTCGCCGTAAATGTAAACGCTTGCCTCTTTATTCTCCGCAGTTAGCGAATAGTATTTTCTGCCTTTGATATTCGCCACCTCCTTTTGCATTCTAAATTATTGAGAGACAGAACTGTCATCACCTCCTGAAAAAAACTGCTCAACTGGCTCATAGTTTTTTGTCATCCAGCGCGCCGTGCTCCATTCGGTGCCCAGCGGCTCCATACCAAGGGTTTTTAGAATGTCGTCGATAGAGTAACCGCCTATGCGGAGCAGGGTTTCAAGTGCGCCGGCAATATCTTTTAGGTCATGCGCCCGGATCATTGATGTGTTGATCCGCATATAGGTACGCTCAAGGACCGCTTTCTTTTTGTAATATTTGCGATTAATTTCATCGTGAATAACTTCGGCCAGAGGGTTTATGCAAAAGGTTAAC